TATGAACATGGCGTTCCTTCCGGTTTACGCGTGTTTAAGGGGACCTTAAAATTCATACCGGCACCGCCCCTGCGGGCGCCGGTGTAAAGGCTGTGGGGCGGCTGTTTAGGCTCCGCCTCGCTGACCCGGTTGGTGTACCAGGCGGTGGCTGAAAGGGTGCCTGGGCGCCCGGTGGGGGTGCCTGGGCGCCCGGTGGGGGCGCGGGGGTTTGCTGGGCCCTTTGTGCGGGAGGGGCGCCAAAGGTCTGCTCGGCCTCGGTTTGGGCCAGGCCCTGCATGGCGGCCGCGTTTTGGATCTGGCCGGCCTGGGCCTCCTGCTGGGCCTTTTGGGCCTCGGCGGCCTGCTGCTGCTGGGCTTGTTGCTGGGCGACGGTCGAATGCTCTTTGATGAAGGTTTTGAGGTCTTGGGAGACATCGGACACCCTGGTAAACTCGAGGAATAACATCCCCATAAGCACCGGATCCGATTGGACCGCCGGGCTTTGCAGGAGCTCGGATATTTGCTGCTGGGTTTTATACCTAAAGGTCGGGCTCTGGAAGCTGTCCTCGATGACCATATCGTAAATGGATGTGGACACGTCATTTACCTTCATCAGGGCGCCGGTCTGCTGGCCTTGGTGATCCATCTCCGGGACCTGCTGATTGATGGTTAAAAACGCGGGCTTGCCGGTATCCCTGTCCGTGTACCTGTAGTTCTTTTCATAGGTGTAGTACTTGCGGATGTAATACTGGACCAGTTTGGCCCTCTGCTGCAGGTGCGCCTTCCAGTTCGCCACAAGGACTTGCAGCTGGATATACGCTTGCTCGATGCGCTGGGCGTTTAAGATGCCGGAGGCACCCTTCTCTTCTGTTATGCCTTGGAGCGCCGGAGGGGTGCTGGACACCTCCTTTAGGTGCGCCATTGAAAACTCTAAAGCCGTGGACGTATCCCGGCCCGTTTCCCCTTTTGGGATTGGAATGACCACATCGCCCAGATTGACATTGTCCTTGGCCTTAAAGACCCGGTCATTGTCGCTGTGGCGCTTGTCAAACAGCTTGCCTTCTTTTTCGTCAATAAAAGCGTTGGCTTTGCGGATATAGGAGGTGTTGGCCGCGTGCTTGGCCGCCCCTAAGATGTTACTCATCATGGAGTTGACAATTTTGGAAGGCGATACCTGGGGCTCGACGAACCCCATGGACTCGCCGTTTAACCCTTCGGCCACCATCTCGAGGATGGGCCATATAAGGTCGCCGGTTGCCTCGTCGATGGGGTTGCAATGGTATGCCTCATTCAAGATATACTCGTTGTTCCGCCAGGCGGGGCAGATGATGGCCAGCCAAAGCTCGGGGCGGAGCTCGTTGTAAATCTCCTGCTCGGGGTAATCCTTTTTGAATTGGGCCAAGTCCTTCTTCTCGATGGAGATACGCCGCAGTTCATCATCCAAAGTGTAAAACACCTTTTTCATGACCTTGTAAAAGCGCTCGACCACCTTAAACTTGCCGTTTCTGGTGTCGTATGCCTCATGGCTCCTATCCCGGTACACGGTCGTTTTTTGGAAGGTGGTCGAGGATGTGATGTCCTGGGACGCCAGATCCTCTTCGGCGATGATATCGGGCCATTCGTCCAGGAGTTCCTGAAGGGTGAGCCACGACACGCGGTCCATGAAGCGCCGGTCGCGGCGCAGGATGAAGTCCCGGGATTCAGGGTCTTCGTAGATAGCAAATACATTCTGGTTCCGGGTGCAAATCTTGGGCTCCATGCCCGGCGAGACCTGCACATAGCATTCCTGGTAGGATACCCCTCCGGCCCATGCCTGGCGGAAGAAGTCGATGTCTAGAAAGTTCCAGCGCTGCTGCCCCTCGAGGGAGATATACAGCTGGTTCCAGATATCGGACAAGTCCTGGTCCCCGGGTTCGACGGGCGAGAACTTGACATCGTATTTATTCTGGATGAAAAGGCCCATCACCGTGCGCTCGGACGCCTTTATTTGATGGAACGTGACCGGCTCCTTGTTGAGCCTGGCGAACGCTAAAAGGTCATCGGCGGACCACGGGCGCCCCATGAGAAAGTCATAATGGATGCCGATGGCGTCTTTTTTGTCGCTCCAGTACTGCTGAATCTGGCGATGGGATTGGAGGAGGTCTTGGCTGTCCTTTGAGTTCTCGAGGCTGACGTATGAGTTCTCGCTGGATGCCACGCGTATATCGTAGCTATGAAATTGAGCAGGAAACTTAAATTTCCGGCGTCATTTGGTGTCACCTGACGCGTGCGCAAGCTCGGGGAAAAGACGCTTCAATGCCTCCCAGGTCAAGGGCATGGGCGTACATTTCCCCGCCTCCAGGCGCTGCCATTGGCGCCTCGATATCCCGGCGGAGGTGTAGCAGTAATCCTGGGACCACATCCTATCCGCTCGGCCCCGGCACGCACGAAGGCGGGCACCTAAAGCCCGGGAGAGGTCGTTTGTCATACAAGGGACGACTTGTAATCATCGCCTTCGTTTTCATTGTCCATCGCATCCGGGCCACCGTAATCCTGGCGGCTCTTGAAGCTGTCCGGCTCAAAGCGGCCGAAGCCGTGGGCGTCGCGCTCCCAGTTCCAGAGAACCAGGGCGTCGGCGTAGTCGGGGCTGTGGCCCAAAAGCTCGGCATCGCGGAGGTCTTCTTTTGAAATAATGATGATCTTCCCGTTTCGGACCCGGTACGTGTGCGACATCACTTCCTCCTGCAGCTTGTGCAGGAATTCGGTGCCCCCCACTATTTTTACTCCGGCCATGCCGGTCTCCGGGTCTTGGGCTTCCAAATCCGCCACCACCTTGCCTTGGAGGTGGGACAGGTCGATGCGGCCGTGCTCCATGTCATCCCTAAACTTCCACCACATCTGCGACCGCAAATTGTCGAATTCATAGCGCGTGGCCCAGGCATCATCAAAGCTCGGGTCCTTGTGGTTGCACGGGCTGATGCGCGGCACCCATTTCGAATGGTTGTCGAGGAAGTTGTCCCATACGCCCACGCCAGGGCCCACGCAGTCGACGGCCGCATACCCGGTCTGGCCCCAGCGCGAGAGGCGCTCGACAACGAGGTCGGCGAAAGTGCTGGTTTTCGTTTTCGGCCAGGTTTCGATGGTCTCTGGGCGGTTGCCCTGCCCACAGATAATGACCGATTGGTCGTTGCCCATCCATGCGAAGTCGGCGCCGAGGCATGGGGCTCCGTCCTTGAATGCGTTTTTCCCATCAAGCGCATCCTGCCACCATTTCCCCGAAATTAGCTGGGAGGGACGGTCCAGACTTGTCCAGACGCCGTACTTGAGGGCGTTCTTCTGTGCCTCGGGCAGGAGGTTTAGGCGGGCTTCGTATTCTGGATCCTGATCCATGAGCGCCCGGTTCTCGGATCGGATGCAGGGGACGAATGCGCGGGTCACCGATTCCTTGGTGCCGTATGGGACCACCAGGTCCTGGCTGTTCAGCGTGACGAATGAGCGCATGGTTAGGGGTGGGAGCGCGTCGATGAACCTGGCCTTTACCCACAGGAGCCCCTCCCCGTCTGGGTTGCCGGTTGCGCGCATATATTTGGGGATAAACCTGTTCTTGCCGCGAAGGCGCGAGAACAGGTACATATAGGCAATCTTCGGGAACTGGGGGAGCTCGTCCCAGCCGATGAAGTCATAGGCCTGTCCCTGATGGGAATAGATATCCTTGATGTGCTGCAGGTGGGAAAACTTAACGCGGCCGCCTTTGGGGAAGGTAAAGGCGTGCTTGGAGGTGTTGAACTTACCGCCCAGGCGCGGGTGGGTGTAAATCTCATGGGCCCGGCGCAGGAGGTCCTCGAGGGCCGGGTATGTGCGGCGGAAGATAATGGCGGAGTAATTCCCATATTTCTGCACATAGCGGATGGCCTCCATGAGGATGGCGTCGCTCTTGCCACCGCCGGCCTCCCCTCCGTAGAAAACCTCGGTCTCGGGGCGGGACATAAACTCGAACTGCATCCCTGCCTGGGGCTGCCAGATGAGTTTAGGGATAACCACATACTACCTTGTTTTTTTGCGGCGGCCCGGGTCCCTATTTATCGCTTGGCGGTAAGGGTTTTTTCCTGTGGATGCGGCGGCCTTCTTTGGCGCCTTTGCGGGCTTTTTTCCCACGCGCTCGGGGAGGCTTTCGAAGTTCGGCGTGTCCGCCATCCACTTTTTGAACATCTCCGGGTCCATGCTGGCCATCTTCCGGGCCTGGGCTTTTGACTTCAGGGGCATTGGGCAACTCCTTCTTT